GACTATTTAATGAAACTGAACCAGTTGGTGCAGCCATCTGATCTAATCTATTTGCTTGAACTCCTGTATCAAAATCACTTATTTTTGTATGAGCTAACGAAGGAATATCAGCAGCTACTAAAGCTCTAAATGTTGGAGCAGCATCACTACCTGTTGTCGGACCAGCTATAACTTTATTTGCATTTTGTACTGTATCTTTATCAAAGAAACTACCCGTTCCACCGATAGCTTCAATAGTTGTAGCAGTTCCCCCTGCTCCACCTGTTCCAATACCAATAAATAGTTTTTTGTTGCCTTCTGCAAAAGCTAACTCAGCATTTGCAAGGCTTGTTGGTGCTGAAGATCCTGTTGATCTTTTTATGCGTACTGTGTTAGCCATTTTTAGAAGTTTCCTCCGTCAACGAGTGTAAGTTTAGTAGTGGTTGAATCTGCTTTAAATGTATCAGATGCAGCATGGTAATAAAAGATGGCATCATCTACTTTCCCTGTCACATCAAAAGTAACACCCGCAGCAGCAGGACCTTGTGGGCCTTGCGTTGTGATTTCAACTGTAGTTACATCAGAAACCTGACTAACTACAACTTGATTTGGATTGCTCATGCTGTGTAACCCTCACTTATAAATAGTTTACCCTCTAAATAATAGTTTTTGCTACCCGAAGGTTCTGTTAACAATACGTCATAAAACAAAATACTTGGGGTAAAAGTAGCTGTTTGTGTATCTGATAGAGAAATATCAATAATTCCATTTGCTCTATCTGTATATGCTACTGTCCAATCTGCATATTTTGTGGAGCGTGA